TATCTTTCAGGAGGGAAAATGGAACCAGTTGTAAATTTATTAAGTGGTTCAGTATTTGAAACCAAATCTGGTATATTCGTCAAATTGATGAATCCTGAAATTCCACGGCTCGCCAAAGTATCTGACTATCCGGTTTGGGCAGCGGATATTGGCAATGGCCACATAGAAAAATTTGATCCGCATGAAAATGTATCTTTTATCGTTCGTTGCTATGATCTTTTAACTGATAACCAAGAAATTCAGCGGACAAGCCGCTGATTTCCACGTTATACAGTTTGAGCAAATGATTAAACCTTCGGGGCGTGGCGCAGTCAGGGAGCGCACGTGGTTTGGGACCACGGGGCCGTAGGTTCGATCCCTACCGCCCCGACCAAAATATAAATCTTGTTATCGCAAAATGCGATTACCTTAAAAATGAAAATACCAAAAACTATTAAAATCGGTGGGCATACTGTAAAAATTGTATATCCATATGTGTTTACAGAACGGGGCGACCTTACCGGGCAATTTGATAAACCGATGTCTGAGATCAGAATAGCGAAAATAACTAATGATGTGGAAAGGTCTGAATCAGAAATTGCCGTCACGTTTTTACACGAGATACTTCACGGGGTAGATTATGTAACTGGGCAGAGAGTTTTCGATGGACCTGACGGCGAAAGCAAAATTGAAGGGATAAGCGAGGTTCTTTTTCAGGTTCTTAGAGACAACGAACTAGATTTTAGCCATGAAGCCGATTGAACAGTATACCCCTGAAGAATGGGAACATTTTTTATCCAAGTGTGACCCAAAGCTCAGGAAACAGCTTGAAAGCATAAAACGAAAAAAGGTTGCTCAATTAAAGGAAATGGGTGACTATCGAGAAGCCAATTTAATCGAGTTCTTTGACAAAGAAAAATCTAATGGATTGCTTGGACCCAACCCTATCCAGGCCGAACTTCTTGAAGCATGGCTTGATCCGTCATTGCGGGTTTTTACCTATACTGGTGCGAACCAGATTGGAAAGACCACGATCCTTGTAATTGTTGCCTATTCGGTAATGTTTGGAAAGTATCTATGGAGCGGTCAGAAACTTCATTTTACACATGCGAAGCCGAGAAAATTACGGCTTATCGGACAGGATTGGAACAAACATATCAAGTCTGTTCTTGTTCCTGAATTGAAAAAATGGTGGCCTAAGAATCGTGGCAGTTTTAGCGATGTGTCGAAAAAGGATGGTCAGGGCATTGAAACGTTTATCGAAGATCCCATTACCAAAAGCACTCTTGAAATTATGTCCAACAAGCAAGAGTCTGAGCTTCATGAAGGCTGGAGGGGGGATTTTATTGGATATGATGAACCACCGAAAAGAGCTATCAGGGTTGCCAACAGTCGTGGGTTAATGAGAAGGAAGGGGAGAGAACTGTTTTGCATGACCCTGCTGAAAGAGGCATGGATTAGCAGGGATGTGATAAAATGCACCGATGAAAAGGGCAGACCGGACAGTCGGGTTTTTAACGTACACGGTGAAATATATTCAAATCTTGGTTATGGTCTTGACGAGGAAGGAATTGACGATTTCAAAAGCAAGCTTTCAGATGATGAAATTCAGGCACGCATTCATGGTGTTCCATCCTACATGGCTGGTTTGGTATATCCTCAGTTTAAGCGCAGGGTTCACTTAAAACCACGTGACCCGATGGGAGTACCCCTTGATTGGATGGTGGATATTGGGATTGATGTTCATCCACGGGAAAAACAGGCGATCTTGTTTCTTGCCACTGATAGATGGAACAGGAAATGGGGAATTCAGGAGATTTGGGAGCACGGCAATGCTGAATGGATTGCGGAACAGATAGTCAGGACGGTAAGGCGGTATTCCTATCGGGTCAACAGGGTAATTATAGACCCGCTTTCAAAGGGGGATAAGAACGAAATAAATACTTCGTTTGACCGGATTGCACGTGTTTTAATGCGTCATGACATGGTCTTAGAAACAGCAGGCAAAGACAAGTCAAGCGGAATTATTCAAGTTAAAAAATACCTGAAAGGCCCAAACGATGAGCCGTCCCTGTTTTTCTATGACGACCTTGTAAACACTATCAGGGAGGTTGAGGGGTATATGTGGGATGAGGACACACAGAAACCCCGTGACAAAGACGACCATTTTATGGAAAACTTATACAGGTTAATTCTTCTTGACACGAAGTATGTAGAACCGGATGAGTTTGAGGAAGAAGACAGCATAGTTGCCAATACAGGTAGAAGTAAGATAGGGGGATATTGATGGATGATAAGGTAGACAAAAAACCTATTTCTACATGTACGTTAAGCAGATTTATGGAAACTCTTAATAAGCTAGTTGTAAAAAACCCTGATGAATGGTATGTGTTTATAGACGAACATGGTGGTCATGTATGTTTTGTGGATTCTAACACACGGGTTTGTAAGAAGCTTGATGCAAGATTGATTTATTACAAAAAGGAATAAGTAAGTTAGGAAGGCATTAGGTATGTTTTATATAAAACATGAATGAAAGGGTACAAGAGAACAACAGGAAGATAATATTGAAGGGATTTTTGTTTTTACAGACATAAAATCCTTAAAGGAATTTATCGAGAAAAGATATGCGCGAACACCAAGCCAAAATAACAATAAAGGTTCCGAATAGTTATGGCAAGATAATTGTTTACGAAACCTATTTTTACTTCGGTCCACAAAAAGGGATAAGGAATAGCGCACTTTATGAGGTAAGAAGGTGGGTGAAGAATGTTACGCAAAAGTTACTTAGCGGAGGATTGGAACATGATGAATAAATTAAAACCAGTTAGGCAGATCAATGGTATACCATTTAATGGTTTTTTATTAAGCAATATTGGATTGATCAAAAATGATGACTATTATTTTATTTCTGACAAATTTATTTTAACAAACAAAGGAGTATTAAAAATGACTGAGAAGAAAAAGAAAATCGAGAAGGTTGAAAAGGACAAACCAAGGGTTGCTTCCCATGCGGAACCCGTGGAAGAAAAACCGAAAGGCGAAACCGACTTGCAAAAAGCATGCCAAAAGGTTTTGAAGGACGCACTTATTGATTTCGGACTTACCCGACAAAAAGCAAACAAATTGTCTAAAACCAATTTCATGAAACATAACGTGGACATTCCGTTTGCGTGTGGTCGGCTTGTTATCAACAAGGGTACGGTGAGAAAGCTTGCGAATAAAAAATTAAGGGGTTGATAAATGGCTGTAAACGAAGCAAAACTGAAAAAGCTGATGGCTTCCGAGAACATTGCTGATGGGATGGATGAAGAAGAAGTCTCTAATATCGGTCAGGATGCCCTGAAAGATTATCAGATAGACGATGATTCTTTATCCGAGTGGCGAACGCAAAACGAAGAAGCTATGAAACTTGCCAAACAGGTTGCGGGAGCAAAAAACTTTCCGTGGGAAAACGCTGCCAATATCAAGTATCCATTGATTACAGTTGCAAGCCAGCAATTCGGGGCAAGAGCGTACCCTGAGATTATACAGGGGGAAAACGTAGCCAAGTTCCGTGTAGTAGGTTCAGACCCGCTTGAATTAAAAGCGAAGCGAGCTGAACGAATGCAGGCTTACATGAACTGGCAGTTGACTTGTGACATGAGGGAGTGGGAGTCGGATACTGACAGGCTGATTCATACCCTTCCGATTATTGGGTGCCTGTTCAGAAAAACCTACTTTGACGGATTGCTTCAAAGACCGAAAAGCATATACCATACCCCATCTGATGTGGTTATCAATTATAAAGCGAGAAGCCTGGATACAGCAAGGCGAATATCCCACATCATAAGACGCTACAGGAACGACGTTCATGAACGTGTTGTCAGGGGCATTTGGTCTGATGTGGACCTTGGCGATCCGCCTACCGAGGACGGGGATACGGACAGCTATTACGAGTTTGTGGAACAGCACAGATTTATTGACCTTGATGGGGACGGGTACAAAGAACCCTATATTGTGACATTCAAAAAGGATGATGGAAAGGTTGTCAGGATTGTCGCAAGGTATGATAAATCGGGACTGCATATCAATACCCTGAAGAACAAGGTTGAACGGATTGAACCTGTCAGGTGTTTTACACGGTATAGTTTTCTTCCAAACCCTGATGGCGGAATATACGATATAGGTTTTGGCAGGCTTTTGACCCCGATTAATGAAGCGATTAATACGGTATTAAATGAGCTTCTTGATGCGGGTGCTCTTGCGAATGCCGGGGGCGGGTTTTTGGGTTCCGGTGTGCGCATGAAGGCAGGAACGATTCTCAGAAGGCTGGGCGAATGGGTAAAGGTGCCGTTTGTTGGGCAGAAACTTAGGGACAACATGGTGCCAAACCCGGCTGGAGAGCCGTCACAGGTGCTTTTTCTGCTTTTAGGCACCCTGATTGAAGCGGGAAAAGACATTTCAAGCGTAAAAGATGTTCTTACCGGGGAAAAACCGGGCGAAAACGTTAGCGCAACTACTGTTTTATCGCTTATTGAACAGGGCATGAAGGTATTTGTCGGCATTTACAAGCGAATATACCGTTCTTTGGGCGAAGAACTGAACCTTCTGTATGGTATTGACTGTAGGTATGTCGATATTGACCAGTATAAAATGGTTCTTGACGATAAGATGATGATTAAGGAAGGGAATTACGATTTCAGGAATGATTTTACCTATAGCGACTACGATATTAAACCCGTAGCCGACCCGAATATGGCTCTTGACGTTCTAAGGCTTGCCAGAGTGCAGGCGGGTATGCAGATTAGCGGCAGGCCGGGAGTTGACGAGGAAGCACTTACCAAAAATTACTTTGATGCCATTAAGCTGAATCCTGATATTTACTACATTCCGCCTGATGACGAAAGACGAAAACCCCAACCCGACCCGCAACTTGAAATGCAATATTTACAGATGGACATTATGAAGAAAAAGGATGACCGGGAAGCCGTTGAGTCTCAGATAAAGAACGTAAAGACAATGGCTGATGCCATGTTGTCCATTGCGCGGGCGGAAAAAGAGGAAGTAGGCCCACAGCTTGACGAATACAAAACCTATGCGCAGGAACTGGGGGTTATAGTTAAGCTGAAACAGGATGAACTAAGACAAAAACAATCGGAGGAAAAAAATGTCGGAACTAACACAGGAACAACTGGGACACTGGAAGAATAATTCTGCAACCAAGAAAGTAAAGAAGGAAATTGACGCATTTGTAGATGCGAACCTTCGTAACATGGTTATCGGACAAAGCCTTGACCCAAACTACAACATGACTTGGAAAAACCATTGGATGTTTGGGTATTTAAAGGGATTAATGGACGGAATTAACGGAACACCTGGGGGGGCAGAAGATGAGTGATAGAGAAGTAAACGAATCCGGTTTAATACCAATTAATAATCGTGTTGTTATACGTCCTGATGAAGTTTCCGACACTACGGGTGAATCCGGTCTTATTTGGGTTCCCCAGTTAGCCCGTGAACGGCAACAGGACCAGCAGACTATTGGCACAATTATTGCAATAGGTCCGAATGCGTTTGAGGCAGACGACCCACCCAGGCCGGAGGTAGGGGATAAAATTTTATACAAAAGATATTCGGGGTTTTCATCGCAACATCCTGAAACAAGGGTAAAATATGAGGCTATTAAGGACGGGGATATTATTGGAATTTTGACTATTTAATGCTTTTTTCATTTTTTTCTTGACTTTTGGCACGGATTTTGCTAATGGAAAGATGGGGTTTACCAGAAAAAATAATTTACAGCATAAACCTTGGCATAAAGTTTTTATGGAAATGCGCTACGGGCAGAATGACCGCAAAGTATGAAGTTAATTTTTCGGATGGTCATTTGGTGTCTGTCCACAAGATTACGAAGGAAAAAGTAAATTTATTGGGGGAAGATAAAATTACAAAATAAGCTAATTTTATAAAGGCGCAATAAGCTAAAATATTTTGACATAATGGGTTAATAACCCATTAACACAATCAGTTATGGGTACTTGCTGACCCTGTAAGGGGAACCAGAAGCCCGTTAGCGTTCATGTTTTGAACGTTGGCGGGCTTTTTTTATTTAACCCAAAAGCCAACGGAGGAAACAAGTTATGGGAGATGAAGATTTCGAGGAAAAAGAGGTTGTGGAGCCGGATGACATGCCGGATGACAAAGAAGAACAAACCAAAAAGGAGGCACTTAGAAGGGGGTGGGTAGATAAAGATGAATTCAGGGGCGATCCTGACAGATGGATACCGGCTGACAAGTTTCTGAAACGGGCTGAAACGGAGTTGCCGTTGGCCCGTGCGGAGGTCAAAAGGCTTGATAGCAAGCTGGACAAAGCGTTGAAGTCCATTGAGAACATGCAGAAACTCCATAAGACCTCCCTGAAAAATCAATTTGACCGACTAAAGAGCGAACACGAAGCGGAGATTAAAGCGTTAAAGGGAAAACTAAGGGAAGCGGTTGAAAATCAGGATGTTGAGGCATTTGACACCGTACAGGGAAAGATTGACCAGCTTGAAAAAAACGCACCTGAAGAACCGGTTGTTGATGATGATACCAAGACTGAAACACAGGGACAGGAAGACTTGCCGCCTGAGTTTGTTGATTGGGGAAAACGAAACGATTGGTTTTTTAACGACGGCATGATGCACGATACGGCAATTGCCATTGAAAAGCATATTGCCGCCAAGACAGGAAAAACGGGTGCCGATTTATTTGATGCTGTCACTGACGAAATGAAGAAAAGATTTCCGGAAAATTTTTCTAACCCAAACAGGGAAAGGAATTCTATGGTTGATAGTGGTGACAGTGATGTTGTTTCCAATTCAGGCGGGAAGGGCAAAAGCCTTGGATGGAAGGACATCTCTGATCCAGAAGAACGAAAACAGGCAAAAGAGGCTTGTAAAAACTTGGTAAATGAAGGGATTTACAAGGACGAAAAAGCATATCTTAAAGTATATCACGGGGAGGTATAACCGATGGAAAATAAGGCAGTTTGCGAGTGTGGCGCAGAATTTGAGGGGGAGAACGCTGAAAAGCAATTGCGTGGTCATCAAATGACATGCAAGAAACATGCCAGCATTCAGAAAAAGAAAACCGAGCGCAGAAAAGAAACCCGTGTTCCGTTGTCTCAGTTTTATCGAAAACTCAGCTTTGAGGATCAGGAAGAAGGGTTTGAATACCGATGGATAAACGATAAGGGGGACAGGATCAGGCGGGCAAAACAGGGATCATGGGAGTTTATTGAAGACGATGGTTTTCAGATTGGAGATGAACATATAGTGAACGGACCCACGGAGGGCAAGGGAACAGTTGTGGAAAAGGTGGTGGATCAGGACACAGGCATGAAGGCATACCTGATGCGGATACCGAAGGAATATTACGATGAAGACCAGAAGGCAAAACAGGCACAGATTGATGACACGGAAAAACAGCTCATGAGGGGACATGACGAGAACGACGATCCTTCCCGGTATATCCCCGAAGGAGCCATGAAAATTGAACACGAAATGATATGACAAGGAGTTTTTGATTATGGCAAATGTGAATTCACCTTTCGGCTTAAAGCCGATAAGACATTTGAATGGCAACCCTTGGAACGGGCAGTTTGAATTGGGCTATCTTCCTTCAAGTGACGGTAATAACTATTTTGTAGGGGACCCCGTTGACTTAGAGGGAACCGGTGCCGATGCTACCGGAAAATACCCGCTTGTTACCCACGCTACCGTTACTGATGGCGGATATATTTATGGGGTAATTGTCGGGTTTGCCAATAAGCCTGATTCCGGTTTTGCGGATAGCCTTGAAAATATTTATGGTCCTGCAAGCACTGTGCGTTACCCGATGTTGGTTGTTGATCCCGATGTCGTATTTCTGATTCAGGACTACGGCGGAGCGACAACCGCATTGACCAAGGATGCTGTTGGGCTGAACGCTGTCGGCTACGGAACCATGTCTACTGCCGGTAGCACCACAACCGGACTTTCCGGTTTAACCCTTGATGATGGAACAACCACATCGCCTTCTGCGAATTCCTCAAACACGCTTTTCATTTTAAGACTTCACGATGTTGAGGACAATGCTCTCGGAGCATATGCAAGGTGGGAAGTGCTGATTAATATGCACAGGCTGAGAGCTACCGGCGACGGCGACGGCGCATTAGGCGTATAATTTGTAACATTTTTTTGGAGGATTTAGACTATGGCTGGCCCTATTAACACTGGCTCACACCCAAAGGCGTTGTGGCCGGGTATTTATGGATGGTTTGGGGTTGTGTACGACAAGCATGACAAAGAATATACAGACCTTGCTGACGTTCACACCTCTACCAAAAACTGGGAGGAGCTTGTTCAGGCGGTAAGTTTCGGACTTGCTCCCGTTAAAAATGAAAACCGCAGTGTGACTTATGTCGGTCAAACTCAGGGATACAAGAAAAGATTTGTTCATATCACTTACGGAATTGGCTATATTATATCTCGTGAGGCGATTGAGGACAATCTTTATGAGTCCCTGTCAAGAGGACGGTCGGCTGCGGTAGCTGATTCGATGAATCAGACGAAAGAAACCGTTGTGGCGAACACTTATAACCGGGCGTTTAATGCCAATTATACCGGCGGGGATGGCTCTGCGTTGATAGTATCTACCCATTCAACGAGGTCCGGTAATCAGAGCAACGTTCTTAGTCCTGCTGCTGATATTTCAGAGGCGGCTCTTGAAGACCTCTGGATTCAGATTTCCGCCGCAAAAGATGACATGGGCATGAAGATCAAGCTGATCCCGAACACTCTGCATGTGCATCCGTTTAATTATCCCGAGGCTATCAGGATTCTCAAGAGCGTACAACAGAATGATACGGGTAACAACGCTACCAACGCCCTGAAAAACATGAATGCGTTTCCTGGCGGGATTAAGATGAACCATTACTTTACCGATCAGGATGCGTTTTTTATCAGAAACAAGATTCGTTATGGTGTGATGTTCTTCCAGAGAAGGCCAATCGAGTTCACCAAGGATAACGAATTCTCAACCGAAGCTGCTATGGCGAAAGCTACCGAACGGTACAGTGTTGGTTGGGTTGATTGGAGAGATGTATACGGCTCTCCCGGCGTATAGGAAGGGAGGTTAAATGTAATGAATAAGAAAAGAATTATATCAATTGCATTGGTAATCGCCCTTTTTGTCGGTGTCGAATTTGTGTATGCGGCTGGCAACAAAATGACCAACTATCCCAACGGTTTTCCTGGTGGGGTAACTCTCCGAAATCTTCCTGCTCATACTGTTCATCCTGGGCATGTGTATTGGGTGGACAGCCAAACAGGAGGGGATGGAAACCCCGGCACGTTCGGTAAGCCGTTCGCTACCATTGATGCGGCAATCGGGCATTGTACGGCTAACCGGGGGGATGAAATTTGGGTGAAGTCTGGTCATAGCGAATACTACGATGCTTCTTCCGAGCTGGACTTTGATGTTGCCGGTGTCAGGATTATTGGTGTCGGAAATGGAAGGAACAGGCCGTGGATTAACATATCCGGCGTGACCACGTTTATTATCGAGGTTGCCGCCGCAAACTGTTCGCTTGAAAACTTGGTGTTTGATTTTACCAGCCCGGACGATTCCGGTTCAAGCAATCAGTTGTTTGGTGACTGTGTTATCTATGTCAATGCCGCCGATTTCAGGTTTGTGAACAACGAAATCATCATGACCGATACTTTCGGGCAATGCTATTCGGCAATGTCGGCAACCACTGAAGCCCATAGGATGCTGGTTGACAGCAATTATATTTCGGGTTCCACCAACACGGGTGGCGCCAAAGCGATTCAGTTTCATGGCGCACCTAGAGGGGTTAGGATCACGAACAATATAATTGAAGGCGATTATTCCAATGCGGCACTCTATTCCCACTATGGCGATCTGTTTCTGGACATGCTGATTCAGGGTAACATTATTCTGAACAGGCAGGCGTCAGATCATGCGATTGAGTTCCTGGGTGCCGGTACGGGATGGATTATTAAAAACTTTATCCTGACGGACGCTGTGGCTACTTCGGTAGACCCCGGCTCTATGTCTGCTACTTGGAATTCGTACTATGATACAACGGCGAATACGTCCGATGCTTCCGGTACGACTAGAATCTTCAGCCTGAGTGGTGGAATACTGTAAACAACAAAAGGCGTGTGTCCCTCTTTTTGAGGGACGCACTGCCTAAATTTTCTTGGAGGATTGCATGGCTAGGAAACTGTTAATTATAGCTGTGGCGATATTGGTGAGTTGCATGTTCGTTGTGGATTCATTGGCGGCTGACCCGAAACGGTATACCGATGGCATTACCAATGTTCCAAAAGCGAATCCGTTGGGAATGCTGAGAATGCCTGACCCGACCATTTACCATGTTTATTTTGACGACTTTGACAGGTTCGACATGGACGATTGGTTTATTACTGCTGCTGAAACAGGGGTAACAAACTATTCCGTTAGGGTGAATGACGAAAACCACGGAGTATTGCTGATTAATCCCGATACGAATGACAATGACGATGTGTATATGCAGTTGGCGGCATCCGGTGTGTCAGTAGGTGGTTATCAGGTTTCGGATATTGGGGTAGGTGTTGCCGAAACATTTAAGCTGGTAAGCGGGAAAAGGTGTTTTTTCAAGACCCGCATGAAAATGTCCGGTGTGTCTCAGTTTGAATTTGCGATTGGACTTCAGGTTACGGATACCTCACCGCTTGATGTGGATGACGGCGTATTCTTCCAGAAGGATGACGGGGATACCAACCTTGATTTCCATGTGGAAAAAGATGGAGCACAGTCGTCTTCTATTGCAGTAACCACCTTATCTGATGATACATACCTGACCTTTGGTTTTTACTTTGACGGTGATGAAACGTTTGATGTGTACGTGAACGATGTTTGGGAAGCCACTGTTTCTACGTCCAGTTACCCGAATGACGAAGAACTTGCTGTCAGCATTGGTTTTCAGATGGGTGAAGCGGCACTTAGCGGTAAGACCGGATACATCGACTATATTTTTATCGCCAACGAACGCTAACCGGAGGGGGTAATAACTATGGCAAGTGAATTCAAAGTCCATTGGGTTTACCCGCCTAATTGGACCGGCTTTCTGACCGATAAAGAGGGTTGGAAACGGGTTGTCCTGAATCTTACCGGAAAGGTGGACACCGACACGGAAGACAAGGCCCTGAAGCTGGACATTGACAGCCTTAAATGCTCAAACGGCAAGGTTCCGAAGCGTACCGTTATTGAATGGATTGAATGGAGTGTTCAGGGAACGGGCGAGGTTGTGCTTATGTGGGACCGTGCGGATTATCCCATTATCAAGGTTCTAAGCAGACGGGGCAAAACCGATTGGCGATATGTCGGCGGAAAGTGCGACCCAGGCTCAGAGGGCGATAAGACGGGTGATATTTTACTTAGCTGTGATGCGTCCTACGACATTACCTTATCGGTTAGGCTGAAAGATGACTGATGGACAAATACCAGCCCGGCAACTATCGGTTTATCTGTCAGGTTTGCGGGTTTGAGTATCGCTGGAAGGACATTAAAAAACGTTGGGATGGATTGTATGTATGTCCTTCCGACTATGAGGAACGGCACCCCCAGGACTTTGTAAAGGGCAGGAAAGAAGTCATGGCCGTTCCGGTATCAAGCCCTGACATTACCATTCAGGAAAAATCTACTACGCTTTCGGCGGGTTCTTCCAAGGGCGATAAGTCCATCACGGTAACATCCGCAAGCCTGATAGCGGAATACGAGTCAATAGGCATTACCCTTGATGATGGTATTGTCCAATGGACATTTGTGCCTGAAGGCGGGGTGTCCGGTACGACAATAACCATCAATGACGGGTTATGGGAAGATGCGGCAAGCGGGAATACCGTGCTTGTTCAGGATGGCAGTTATTTTCAAACAACGGCTGTAAGTGCCGATGACCTATAAAAAAGGAATAGCCAATGGCATTGTCAGGTTCTTACGATTACGGGAGAAACCGTAACCAGATAGTTGAGTTGGCATATAAACATGCAACCATTAAGGGTTCCGGTGAAACGCTTACGGACGCTGAAATGGCTGATGGGGTTGAGCTTCTTAATCTGCTTGTCAAGGGCTGGCAGGCGGAAGGTATAGGTTTGTGGCTGGACAAGGAAGCTACCCTGTACCTTGAGTACCAGGAACACAAGTATACTATTGGTCCTACCGCAACATCCGACCATTATTCTCTCACTACATACGAAACGGAAATAGCGACCGCCGCCGCAAGCGGGGCAACGTCTATTGTTGTGGACAGTTATTCCAATATCACGGACGGGGATTATATCGGCATTGAGCTTGACGATGGAACCCTTCAGTGGACAACTGCAAACGGCACACCGACTACAACTACGGTTAATCTTGATGATGCCCTGACGGATACCGTTGCGGTAGATAACGTAGTGTTCAATTATACGAGCAAGGGACAAAGACCCCTTAACATCATCGAAGCTCGTATAAGGGACCATGATAATGTTGATACGCCCCTTTGGGTGGGTTCCCGTTCAGATTATATGGAACAATCTACCAAGTATACTGATGGTGTTGTCAACCAGATATTCTACGATCCGCAATTAATGGACGGGGTTCTTTATACTTGGCCCCGGTGTGATGATGTTCAAAATAGAATTAAAATGACGGTCAAGTATCCGATAAATGATTTTGATGCGGCGGCGAATGATCCTGATTTTCCCATCGAATGGATACTTGCGCTTTCATATGGTGTTTCGGTTCATTTATGTATTCAGAATGGAGTAGCGGACCAGATATTTAATAGAGTGGTTTTAATGGCCGAAGACCTGAAAAACAAGGTATCAGAATTCGATCAGGAAAAAGGCCCGGTCCGGTTTGGTCTTGAAAGGCGATAGATGCAAATACCGTTCATAGGTGGAGCGTATCAGGCGAGGTCAAGCACCCTCAATGCTCAGAAGTGCATGAACTGGTATCCGGTTATTGACGACCATGAAGCCAGAAACGTTGTCGCCATGTACGGAACCCCCGGCCTTAAAGAATGGTTGGATTTTAGTTCTCAGAATGAAGTCAGAAACATGTTCCCGTTTGGCGGCAAGCTTTACGCCGTTTGCGGGGCAACGGTTTACGAGATTGACAATACACCGTCAGCGACAAGTCTTGGAAGTATTGGCACAAGCGAGGGGTATGTTTGGTTTTCGGATAACCCTACTCAGCTTATGCTTGTGGACAACGAAAAAGGGTATGTGATTGAGAACAGTGCTCTTACTAAAATTACGGATGTGGATTTTATTAGGCCGTCATCCCTGGCGTTTCAGGATGGGTACGGGATTGTAACCGAGTACGACACCGGGAGATTCTGGATTTCGGCGGCAAACGATTTTACATCATGGGACGGGTTGGATTACGCAACGGCTGAAGGCTATCCAGATGACGTAAAGTGTGTATTATCGAGTCAGCGTCATTTGTATTTGATAGGCGAGAAAACAATGGAGGTTTGGTACAACTCCGGGACAGGCGATTTTCCGTTTGCCCGATACATGGACACATACTTCGAGAACGGCACGAATTCTCCTGCTACATGGATCAGCTTTGAAAATACCGTATTCGGACTTGACCATAACAATCAAGTAGTTGTTCTTGACGGGGGTGCCATAAGAAAAATATCCACACATCATATCGAGTACGCCATAAACGGTTATGCCGACGTGACGGACGCAAGGGCATACGGGTATGTGGACGAAGGTCATAGTTTTTATGTGCTTCATTTCCCAACCGGGAACGCTACCTGGGTGTATGATTTAGCGACAAATTTTTGGCATGAACGGTCTAGTTGGCCTTATGATTCACGGCACCGTTCCAATTGTTACGCCAAGTTTGACGGAAAACATCTTGTAGGGGATTACGAAAACGGCAAAATATATGAGATGTCCCTGAATTATTATGATGATGACGGGGTAGATATGCGTTCTGTCAGACGGGCGCAAGCCATTCATTCTGACCGGAAGAAAATATTTTACCATGAGCTTGAGCTTGATATGGAGTCAGGGGTTGGATTGAGGGGTTCGGGGGCGGGTTCCGACCCTCAGACGGTTCTCCGGTGGTCCGATGATAATTGCATGACTTGGGGTAATGAACATTGGGCTGACATTGGAAAACTAGGGGAGTATAAAACACGGCTCAGATGGAAAAAACTGGGTTCGTCACGGAACAGAGTATTTGAATTAATGGTTTCCGATAAAGTGAAAAGAACGCTTGTGAACGCCCATCTACGGGCAACGGTGGGTTTGAGCTGACATGTCTTTTTTTCCGCCACCGTTTAATGTTGAGTTTTTAAAAAACCCGAAAGAACTGGCCAGGGTTTGGGCCAACTGGCTTCAAAGAATATCGAAGAATTTTGCAACTATTGTCACAGGGGCAACGTCCGGCAATCTTGCAACCTTAGATAACAGTGGAGACTTAGAGGATAGCGGATACGCCCCTGATGACTTTTCTTTGACAACCCATGACCATCCGTTTGTAAGAACGGACGGTACACGGGATATTGAAAACACGGAAAGCTGGAATGTCGGCGATGTAGACGGCGGGAACTATACGGAGTTTGAAACAACCGGTGCGATAGAGTATCACGGGTCCGCAAGGGGCTGGAGATGCAGGGTTTTAAAACCGCAGATTGTGAAGATACCCGCCGCAAACGGTCCAGCAGAAGACACGATTGACGGGTTTTCGTTTCACAGGTATGACCGGGGAAACGAGGAAAGCGTTTATTACGTGTTTTCCATACCTCACAACTACGCTGAAGGGGATGTAAACGTAAGGGGATACTTTGAGTTTGTTGTTGAAAATCCCCCTGCCGGTGGCGGAAACGATGAAGTTGTTGTAATGGGGTTTGAATACAAGAAAATAGCGGACGGCGATGTATTCGATTTTACAGCAGGAACAACAACAGGAACAATCTCGGAAACCATTGCCGCCGGTGAAACGGCTGAAATTTTACATCAAACCGTACTTGGTACGTGTTCAACAACCGGATGGAAAAGTGGAGATCAAATACTTTTCAGGTTTTTCAGGGATGCTACGAATGTCGCCGACACGTATGACAATGAAGGAGTGGCGGCGAATAATGATGTTTGGGTGAATATGTATCACTTGGAATATTTATCAAACAAACTTGGGGAACATGAGTAGTTTAGGAGATTAAATAAATGGATCTTTTTGGTGCAGTGCTTGGCAGGAAATCGGGTGCGACCGATGCGGCGGCGGCGAATTTAAATGTTGCCAGGACAATGGATACCATTGGCAGAAACCTTGCCCATGGAGAACTTCAAGCCGGTTGGGAAGACGTAAAGGATTACATGGCACCTTACACAACCTTTGCTGAAAGTGCCATGACTCCATATGCTAAATCCCTTGCTGACCTTGAAAGCGGAAAAGCATTATCTGAAGAAGCCTTTTGGGAAAGTCCTTGGGCAAAAACGTTTGAAACCAGATGGGGCAGGGGTTTAGAGGATATAAGCCGTGCAATGGGACAGCAGGGGTTGAGGGAATCGGGTGCATCTATGAAGGCATCAACCCGCTACTATAAAGACCTCCTGGGTGAAACCCGTGGAAGTTTTCTGGACGAATATTACCGGAAATTACAGGCGCAACAGAATCAATTTTCAGGTGGGGCAAGCATAGCGTCCTCAATGGGTGGAATGAGAACGGCATTAGGTCAACAGCTTGCACAACTAGACCTTGACAAGTATGCCAAGATTGGCAGCTACCATTCACAATTAGCGGGTCTTGCCGCACAGGACAGGCAATCGCAGTTAGACAGGCTTACCGGAACATTCGGAACAGCCTTACAGCTTGGAACACTTGGTGCGATGGGGGCTTTTGGTTGACCAGCAACGCCTACATAACCGGGAATGAGTCTTAGCACCCTGGACCAAAGACGACAATTATATGGAAGTGCGTTTGGATAATAAAAATATTATCACTAAGGGGTATCAATAATGCCTGTAACATTATCAGAAGCATGGAACTTGCCGGGAACCTTGAGAATGGCGGAAGCCATTAAAGGAGCAAAGGAAGAAAGAAAACTGGCAAGGCAAACCCTTTCCCTGAAAGAAATTGAAGAAAAGAGAAAGCGGGCGGAAGAAGCACGAAAATGGGCGCAACATAAACTTGAAGTTAAAAAATATGTGAAATCTATGAGTGATGCAGAGTTTGAAAGGGAGAAGGAAAAAACAAAAGTATTTGGTTCTGCCTATGTAGCGATGGCTAACAATCCGAAACAGGCCCCCGTTTTGCTTGATGAACTGGCACGGCAATATCCAAAAAGCGAAGACCTGAAAAGACAACAGCAGATATTGATGAACACCCCACCAGAAGAACGGCAAAATGTAATAAAAGGATTTGCAGGGTTTTATGGGAATGCCCATAAAATGATAACCGAAGAAGATGCCGTTAGGAAAGAAAAGAGGTTGGCTGGAGTTAGGGCAGAGGCTCAAAAACAAAAAGAAATTGCTGTGGCGAAGGGAAAGAGGGAACTAAAAAAAGATGAATGGACAGAACCTTATGAATCAGACGGCAATCTTGTTCAAGAAAACAAATTAACCGGTGAAGTTAAAACAATAAAGAAAACCACAAAAGAGGATGAAACTTGGTCTGCTCCCTATAAAGATGAAAGCGGGAACCTTGTTCAAAGAAACAATAAGACAGGGAAGATAACTATATTATCAAGGGAAAAAGACAAAGAAAAAGAATTGACCTTTACAAACATAGAATCTCGCATAGAACACCTAAAACGTTCTTATGGTGCGCCTAGAAATGCGATGAACCAAATTTTGATGCTCCAACCAGAACAAAAAAAGCAAAAGCTAGTCGGCTGGATATATGGAAGACCATTAGAAAAAGACTTGACACAAGGACAACTGGATCGAGCTGAAAACGCAATTATGACTGAAATTGGAATCCCTATAAATGTTCAGCATTCCATTAGGGCAGCAAGAATGGCGGGTGCGACACCGGAACAACTAGAGAAATTAATAATAAATGCTGAGTTTTCTGGAATGGATGAAAACAAATAATGGCTTCAGATGCAGAAATACTCCAAGCTGTCAACGATGCGAAAGTACGGTATCATCAAAAAATAAGTCCATATTCTGGAACAGATATTTTCGCAACGCAAGACCGGCTTGATGAAATTCCCACACTTGGTGGGGAGTCCTTGGTTGGGAACATTATTGATGTTCTTTCAAGGGGAGAATACGCATCTGCAAACATAGCTAAAGATTATATCATGGGGAAGCCGTTCGATGTTAATGCGGCTATAGAAGGCTTAACCGGGGAAAGAAAGGAAACGTATGACAATATTGTAGACAAGACTTTTCCAGAAATGGGTTTATGGAGAAGAAAAGCCTTGGGATTTTTTCTTTCTGTTTTTGCTGACCCAACAACTTATTTTCCGGCCAAACTTGTTGTTGGTGGTATTCAAAAAGGCGGTGAAGCACTTGGTAAAATAAGTAGCGTTGGAAAATTTTTAGACAAACTTGATAATACTCCGGTTTCAAAAGCATTTAGACCAAAAGCAGGATTGCCGGAAGATTATTATGAACTAAAGTATTATTCAAAGAAGTTTCTTGATGCTGAAAACGAAAGAATTTTAAGCGATGTGGAAAGCATGGCAAGTGGTTTGAGCAGAGAAGACACCAGAACACTTACTTACTTACGTGAACATCCAAACGAACCAGTACCACCGGATCTTGCATCTAAACTAGAAGAAATAGGCAAGAAATTTGACGGGCTTGTTTACAAGGCCGTAGATGATGGAATTATTGCAGAAAAAACAGCACAAAAATGGTTGGCAAAAGATGTGCCTTATGTGGCGAGATATTATCCTGAACAGGGGTATAGGCTTGCAAAAGGGGAACTTCCACCGACATTGTTTGAAAAGGTAAAAAAACCTACTTTTTTAAAAAAACGAACATTTGAAACAACTGAAGACGCAAAAGCTCTTGCGAATGAATTTTTAGATGTGTCTACGTCTAAAACACTTGGTGACGCAAAAGAAAAGATTGCAAAGTATGGACTAGGTGATGCCTATGGAAGATTTACAGGCTTAGATTTTGAGGGACTAAAGAAATATTCAGAAGCAATGTCAAAATATTACACACCAAATGAAAACATATATAAGGCATATGCTTTAAGAGCATCTGAACAAGCAGCCTATACAGCAAGAACAAAGTTTATTGACAATGTTCTTGAACAATTTGGAACTAAAATAGAGGCAAGCACAAAAATATTACCTGAGGGATATGGAAAATATTACCCAAAGGGTGCGATAAGGTTTTATGCAACACAGGTTGTAAGTCCAAATTATGCAGACAAGCTCAGAGAAATAGGCGAACAATTAAAAGACTTGAGGATAAAGACAAGTAAAACAACCAAAAAAACAACTACAACAGAAACAACTACAACTGGTGTTAAAGAAGAAACTCGTGACTCCATGTTGAGACTTGAGGACACAGTAAAAGAATCCCTTATTAACAGGGGTTTTACTGATAATGAAGCAAGTATTTTTGTGAACAAGTTAAAAAAGTCAGGATCGGATGCTGTAGATGATCTTATAAAGGAAACGAAACAAAAAACAGAAACAATAACTACAATGCTTGACTCTAAAAACTTAGAAGGCGACCTTATAGATTTTGCAAAACTAACTGATGACCAGAAACGAACAATGCTAGGAATAACAAAAAGAGTTCCTGCTTACATGCTTCCAGAATCAGTTGCAAAAGACATGAACAAGTTTAATAAGTTTTTTATAGGCGACCCGACAACAAATGATTTATTACGAGTATTTGATAAGGTTCAAAACGCATGGAAATTAATGGCTACAACTGTAAGACTTCCGTTTCATTTAAGAAATATGTATTCAAATTGGTGGCAAGCATATTTAAGCGGTGTAAACCCGGCTAAATTACCAGCAAGACTTGGACAGGCGGCTGAATTTCAATCAATAAATATTCTTGAAAACCTTGGAAAAAAAGTTAAACAAAAAGATTTTAAGCTAGGTGGGAAAACCTATTCTTTTAAACAACTTAAAAAACACATAGACGAGCTTGGAATTCATGGTAAGGGATGGATTGCGGCGGATGTTCCTGTAAAATATATAGACGAGCTTGACAGCATTCTTAAATATGGAAAACTTCGACACTTTAACCCCATTGATTTGGGCAGAAAATTTGGAACATTTATCGAAGACAATTCAAGAATAGCCGTTTTTATGGATCAGTTGTCAAAAGGCAAAACCCCAAAGCAAGCATCTCAAGCAGTTAGAAAATATCTGTTTGATTATACAGAGCTGACAGATTTTGAAAAAAACGTGGCGAGAAGGGTACTTCCTTTTTATACATGGTCACGAAAAAATATACCCCTTCAGATTCAAAGCTTATTACAACAAC